TCTGTCCATTATGTTTTGAAGAATGCTCATCTGATTCCTAATTCTTTCTCAGTCATAATTTTAAACTCTAATTTACGATCATCACAAAACTCTCTTGCGGCCTTCCACTTTGCTTGATTCTTAACGTAGGTCATTGATTCATTTATCAATGTCTTTCTTGACTTACCCTTCGTTATCTTTGGTTCAAGTGTTTCTCTCATTGGTTTCACTTCAATCACTGATCTACGAATATTATTATCCTTGTCCTTATATTTAATAAAGAAGTCAGGAAAATATCTACGAACACGATTCGTGGTTGGATCTTTGTACGGTATCCAAAATTCTTCAGATGCCCATTCAAGAACATTTTCATTTAAATCACAGTAATTCATGAATTTTCGCTCCCAAAGAGACCTATAAATAATATTACGATGATCACCCTTATACTTTTTAGGGTTAGAAGGTCTATATATCCCTTTATAGCTCATATATAATAATAACAACTTAAATTTATTTATCGTGTCAGAGAATAATTTATTTCCAAGAAGAGGTCAAATATTTCAAGGTAACATTGAAAATGTTAAAGATACTGTTGCACGCCCATCCCTCGACACTCTTTATGAGGTCGATTTTTCTTTTGGAAATTATCAAACATGGTTAGGAAAAGAACCAACTAAGAATCGAACTCAAGGAACAAACTTCATGAGGAAGATGTCATTAATGTGTACACAGGCTGAAATTCCAGGCACAAGTTTTATAGAGAGTTCAGTAACTGGTCATCATCAAGGTATAACAGAGGCGTTTCCAAACCTTAGAAATTTCCCTCCTTTAAATCTTGTTTTTTATTGTGATGCAGATCAGGTGATACTCGAAGTTTTAGAAAGTTGGATGTCATATATCAATCCAGTGTTTACATCATCTCAAAGAGATAGAAGTGCTTTCACTCGATTTAATTACCCAGAGGATTATAAGGAAATTATTCATATCACAAAATTTGAAAGAGATTCCTTCATAAAACATTCAAGAGCCACAAATTACAAATCATCAATGACTCAATTTGAATTTGTAAATGTTTGGCCTACTAATTTAACATCAATGAGAGTTGCCTATGGGGATTCAAATGTGTTAAGATGTAGTGTACAGTTTGCTTACGATAGATTCTTTACGGCATATACCAAGAAAGGAGACCATAGACAATTTGCTGTTCAAACACCTCTTGAAGTTGACACTAAAGAGTTAAATGATATAACAAAACCACAATATCAAATAAATAGGGACAACTTAAATAAATCAAGAAAACTGAGAAGAATTCAAAAAGAAAACCAAAAGAATGAATCTTTCTCTGAATATAGAGCTAGAACTAGTCGTCAATAACCCTCCTATATAAAATACTGAATCAAATATTATGCCATTACCAACCATTGAAACTCCAACCTATGAGTTGAAGTTATATTCGACAAATAAAAAAATTAGATATCGACCTTTTCTTGTAAAAGAAGAGAAAGTTTTAATTATTGCTCTGGAGTCAAAAGATCAATCTGCGATTACACATGCTGTTAAGGAAGTATTGAAGAAGTGCATCTTAACAAAAGGAGTTGATGTTGATAGTCTTCCAACATTTGATATTGAATATTTGTTTCTAAATATTCGTGCTAAATCAATTGGAGAGGACATTAAGTTAACAGTGACTTGTCAAGATGATATGGAAACAAAAGTTCCAGTGACAATATATGTGGATGAAATTAAAATCAGCAAACCAAGAGGACATACAAAAGATGTTGTCTTGGATGATAAAATGACTCTTCGGATGAAGTATCCATCATTGAATCAATTTATAGAAAATAATTTTGATACCGAGGATGAAGTAAAGACAATGGTTGATAAAACATTCAATGTTGTCGCCGATTGTATGGATACAGTCTTTACTGGTGAGGATGCATGGGATGCCAATGATTACAGTCCAACTGAAAGAATTGAATTTATAGAACAATTAAATTCACAACAATATAAAAAGGTTGAAAAGTTTTTTTCAACAATGCCTAAATTATCACATACGATTGAAGTCGTAAATCCAAACACAAAGAAAAAGAGTAGTATCGTTTTGGAGGGTTTGGCTGATTTTTTCGTCTGAGTATTGCAAGAGAGGATCTTGAATCTTATTTCCGTACCAATTTCGCTCTCATGCAATACCATAAATACAGCTTGACGGAACTTGAAAATATGATGCCTTGGGAGAGAGAAGTTTATGTCGCTCTTCTGGCAGAACATATTGAAAAGGAAAATTTAAAGAAACAACAGCAACAAGGTACTGGAAGGTATGGATGAGGAACAAAAATCAAACATAGATCCGATTGCTGAAATATCGCAACGACCTAAACAAAAAATAAACGTAGATAGTTTCTTCAATCGATCAGCTGATGCTGAATCTATAACTGCTATTTCTTTGAAATTGGCTTCTGTTATAGAGCAAATTGATGTGATGCGAACAGAGATTAAAGACATAGCAACTTATATTACAGTAGAACATAAAATCGAAAAAGATTTAAGAGAAGATAGATTATTTGAAGAGCAAGACGCAAAACAGAAGAAAGAGATGAAAGATAGGGTTCTTGCTAAAGGTGAGCAAGTTCCAAAAACAGCTAAAGGTGAAGCTCCACAGGAAGAAAGTAAAGGTGGAGGTTTCTTTTCTGGTTTGATGAAAATAGTTGGTGGTTTAGGACTTGTGGCGGGTCTTGCTGCTTTATCACCAATTATTCTAAAAGTGATGGGTGCTGCTCTAATAGGACTAGTCGCAACTGCTATTGCTAAACCTCTTTATAATTGGGTCAAAGGTACATTTGATAAATTTAAAAACTTTTTAGATAAAACGTTTAAACCAGTTGAAAAAATACCTATTGTTGGTAAACCACTAAAAAATGTGTTGGTTGGTGGATTATTGGGTGGATTGCCAGGCATAGCGGTAGCTGCTGCTACTTCAATATCTAATGCATTACAAGGTGCTGGAAAAGGTGGTGATGGTGGCGGCGGTGGCGGTGGCGGCGTCTCATCAGGCCCAACTTCTGATAGTAATATGAATTTAGAAGAAAATAATGCTGGAGAGGATATGGCTAACACTCTTGAGGAGAAGGGTGTAGTTCCAGCAGAATCCTTTAGTGAATATCGTAATAGAACTGGTAACATAGAGAGTGAAAATGTTGATGAGGTTAAAGAGGAGAAAAAAAATCTGATTACGTCAGAGAGTGGAAGGAAATATACAAAAGAACAGATAATTAAAATGTCAAAAGATTATAAAGTACTTGTTGATAAAGAAAAAGCTGCTTCTCGAGGAAGTGGAGTGGAACTTACACGAACTGAATCTTTTGATAAGAAAGCATTAGAAATAGAACTTAATGATATTGGAGTTGAAACAAGAAGTATGGAATTTGGTAGTGTGGAAGAAGTTGAGTTTTTTAATAAATCTATAACAGATTATAATAATCTTGTAGGGAATGAAACTAAGGAGGCGCCAAGATTTGGTGACGTGGGAGGATTGATTGAAATTACACCAGTTAATGAAGATCCTAATCTTTCAATGAATAATACTAGTGTTGTAGTTCCAAAAAATGAGCCACAAGTATCAAGTGCAGAAATAAAAGTAACTGGTACAACTTTGGCTTACGCTAGAGCTTTACAAAATCCATATCTATCAATAACGAATAAAAAAATACCACCCGAACTTTCTAGGATAGGATAATGGCTGAAAAAAAGATTTTTTTTACTAAATGTCGTCTCCTTCCTAATGGTTGTGCATTGGATGAGGAGTATGATATAACTTTGGGTGCTCCAGAGATTGATTATTATGAAAGCATTGAAAGTCCAACAATATCAATGAGTCTTAGATTTCTTGATGTTGATCAAGTAATAGGTCGAAAGGGAATTACTGGTGGAGAATTAATTGAAGTGACTGTGAAAGATGGTGATGATGATGAATTTAAAATCACCAAAGATCATAAAATGATGTTGAACTCAGTTGTGGATATGAATACTCAAACTAAGTTTCAAGAGGCGACTTTAGAATTTGTCTCACAGGAGACAATTATTAATGAAACTTCAAGACTGAATAAAAAATTTACTGGTAATGTTTCACAAACTGTTAAGGATATATTGACTAAAGACAAAAAAGGAATTTTAACAAAAAAGAAAGTATTTGGCCCAGAGAAGGAACAACTTGGTGATATTGTAGTTGAAGAAGACAGAGCAACCAATTCCTATTCATTTGTTGGTAATTTAAAAAGACCATTTGATACGATACAGTGGTTATGTCCTAAAGCACAATCATCTAATCAAAGTTTTGGTTTTTTATTTTTTGAAAATTTAGATGGTTATCATTTTAGATCGATTGAAAATCTTCTTAAACAAAAACCATTACCACCATATACACAAACAGATAGTCCGTTTGATTCTGAAAATAAAGCTATAATTTTGCAAAACAAATTAGATTCATCAAATGATATTGGTATGAATTGTAGAATGGGAATGTATGCAAATAAAACAATATATGTTGACATTCAAAATCAAGGAGCAAGTGTAGTTGATTATGATATTACTCAATTAAAATTAAAAAAACCACCAAAATTAATGGAGGGTCTTGAGAAACATCCAACTCGATTAATGCTTCGTGCTAATGACTTTGGAGTTGCACAAGTGGGAGCAGCAAAGAGTGAGGTTCAACCAGAAAGTGAGCTTGCCGTGTATCAAAATAAGTCTTATATTAGAAATAACTTATTATTTTCACAGTCTTTAAGGATATCAATTCCATTGAACACCACTTTAAGAGTTGGTCTCATACTTGAGATTAAATTTCCTGTAAAAAAAGGTGATGGAAAAACTGAAACAAGTTCTTACGGAACTGAAAAAACTAACGATCCAAGTGGAAGATATTTAATTGCTGAATTAAGACATTTAATTGGTCGAGAAAAAGCTGAGACTCAATTGAAATTAATTCGTGATGTATTTACTCCAGATAAAAGTCAAATTACAGACACAGGTGAGTTAATTCAAGCTGATAACCAACATTATGGAAATACTTTTCCGCCTGGCAGCTTCTAAATAAAATGCTTAAATAAAAGAAATAGAACTAATCAAATGAAATCAATCGAAGATCATATGGAACACGATAAGAAAATTATCGAAGATCCACAATCAAATCCAGCAGCACGCAGACATGCAAAAGAAGAGTTACACGAACTAGAAGAGTATGTCGAACATCATAAAGAAGAGATCAAGGCTGGAGATCACCACGACCCCAATGCTTTGGAAATATTCTGTGATTTGCATCCAGATGAACCAGAGTGTCTAGTATATGACGATTAATTAGATGTATCAACCATC